GCCTGATTGCGCTTAGATACGCATTAATTGTGGTTGATACATACACTTTCTTCAAGAAGGTAAGTGTACAACAACGTTGATTCTTATCTAGTGCAGCCAACGACGCCGCATTTCGACCTAAGGTGAATAGCCTTAGAAGTCCTATGTGGTTTCACTCTTGTTATTCCTCAAGAGTGATGTAATGGTCGCTCATGGCACTCATTACTGAGAGTGTCAGGCTCTCTCTCCTTGCAGTCCCTTAGTCTTTTTTAACTAAAGGACGTAGGAGCCGCCAAAGTTTCAGAACCGAAGACCCAACGGGAGCCCTCGGCTCCGATCGTCTGGCGACCCTTGGAGATGATGGGAGCAAATCAATTGCCCCCATAATCTCCTCGAGCTCTGACATGAATTGATTAAATTCATCATGAGTTACGTTTTCACGTTTTCGCCATTGCAGTAACAGGGTCTCTGTTTCATTCAACCGATCCTCAAGGTCGCGGGAGATGGGACGTAGAACTAAATCTACGTATACATCAAACAACGCCCGTGTAGGGAATTGAGTAGTTGGAAACCAACCACCCTTTCCACTATCACGAGTGAAAGCGTCTCTCCGAGACGCAATCATTTTGAGTAATCGATCTGCAGCCCACACACCCATTTGTTTATAAATTGAATTTATAGACTCTTGGGTGGGAAGGCCCCCTTGCACCAACCAGGTCTCCTGAGAAAGCCAGCGAAGCCAGCTCTCTCCGAGTATTCCGGAAGGACGCGTAAGGAAAACAATAAGACCCTGTATCCGACTACGTCGAGCTAATCCACTTTGAAGTGAACCAAGAACCTTATATCCAAAACCAAGTGCTCTTGCAACGTCTTTAAGACGGTACAAGTGTACACCCGGTAGGGCCGAGAGTAGACCTTCCATTACTGGAAGGTTTCTCAAAGCAGCCTGAAATCCCTTAAGGGAAACCGGGCTTACTTCTACCCCACGGATAAAAGTCTTCTTGGCAAATTCAAAGCTTCCGTTCTCAGAGACAAGTGACTTCGTCACCTGAATTTGAACCTTCAGCTCATCTACCATTATTTGGTAGTAAGCTGAAGCTACGGAAGGATCAGCAATAACGATGTCATCACCGAGTACTGCATATTTAGAAAACCATCCAACTGTACCCATCGTTCTCCAAGCCGCCATCTGGACGATCAAATGGTGAGTCAATGCTAACATTGCCCACGAAGAATATGCACCCATTGGTTGGCCGGCAGCATAAGAAACGGAAGTCTGTTTAAGACCCCATTTCTCTGCTGTCCTCTCGTGGAATGAGTAAACTCGTCCCACAAGAAGGGTTGCCCAATTGGCTGCAGTCTTCTCCCCTAAAATCGCCTCTAATAAAGCCTGTTGAAGGGCCAAGGGAAGTCGGTCGGTCGCCGAAGACAGATCGTATGAAAAATACGATTTGTATCCTACTGAGTTTAATAACTCGATAGGCCTTCTTTGATCGAACGTACCATCTTGTGGAATTCTCTCTAACAGAGAGAAGATCCATTTATGAAGAGGGTAGAGGATGGATTGTGTTAGTATGTCCACCATTGCCACGACCCGGACTTTCCCGGCGGGCTCCTCAAGAAATGCGAGTTTGCCCAGGTTTTCAGTATTCCCTGGATTTAGTGTGGCCCAAGGGGTTAATTTCCCAAAGGGGTTTGTATAAGCTGTCTTAAAAAGATTTTTAATAGGCTTATTATCAAATCTCTTCGTCCAATCAATTAAGGTTGGAAGAAGACCACTGTTCATCCAGATCGAAACTGTCCACCATAGCGTCCCCACAGAAGATGCGCGTCGTTTCTCCCAGGCCTTATTGATCCGAGCCTTAATTGCCACTTCGGAGGGACGGAGTCCTCTCCAAAGCCCCAGGCAAAATCCTACTCCATCTGGCTCAGTTTCTAACTGTTTCAGACGAGCTTCTATCTTAGGCTGTTTTAAGTCTAAGTAGATAGGATCCTGGAAAGCACTTAATACATGGCTCGAACTCATAGGACCTGATTGAGTTATCGGAAGAATCCGATCGATACGCAATGTGGGGGACTTCGTCGTCTCATCAAAATATCCTAATCTTTCCTGAAGGTTTGATCCCTCTGGGTTCACCTTAGCTATTTGGTTAAGGATCCTCCAAAAGATTGGAATAAATTTTACATGCTCAAGGAAGTGCTCTTGTCGATACAGGCAAAGCCCGGTAATTG